AAGGATTGCTCAAAAAAGCACAGCTTGAAGCTGTTGACCTGAAAAACAAAGTTGCTTCGGGAGAATACATTTCAAAAGATGAAATTGTTTCAGAATTAACAAGATTTCTTGTTGTCCTGAAGCGTTCAATGAATGGTTTTTCAAAAAAGATTGCAACAGAACTTTCTCACTTGGTTGACGATAACGAAGCAAGAAAAATGGAAAAAATTATTTCAGAAGTCACAACAAGCGTGCTTGAACAGTTGAGCATAAATGGCGTATATGAAGCAAGCAAGGAAAAGAAAAACAAAAAACTATGAACCGCCGATTTGGATTGCGGAAGCCCTTAAAATTTTAAAACCGCCCGAAAAAATAACTGTTTCGGAATACGCCGACAAAAACAGAATTCTTGGCGCAAAAAACGCTGAACCGGGAAAGTGGAACACGTCAAGAACTCCGTATTTAAAAGACATAATGAACACTTACAATGACGCTGACATTGAAGACGTTAGCTTTGTAAAGCCGACGCAAGTCGGCGGGACTGAGTGTTTGAATAATATGCTTGGTTTTTCTGTTTCTCAAGAAGGTGCGTCAAACCTTTTAGTATTGCCGACAGATGACCTCTCAGACTATACTTCCTCAGAAAGAATTCAACCAATGATTCAGTTGAATTCAGATTTGAAAAAAATCTTTGACGAACAACGTTCAAAACTTTCTGAATTACGTTTCAAAAACGACGCTGACATTTCTTTTTGTTCTGCAAATTCCCCTTCAGGTTTGGCTTCAAAACCGAAGAAAAATGTTTTTGCAGATGAGGTTGACAAATATCCGTTGTTTTCAGGCAAAGAAGCTGATCCGCTTTCGCTTGCTAAACAAAGACAGCTGACATTCAAATTTGACAAATTTACTTTTGCAACGTCGACTCCGACAGTCAAACAAGGTCCTATTTGGAAAAGGTGGCTTGCAGCCGACAGGCGTTTTGAATATTACGTTCCTTGTCCTTATTGCGGGCATTATCAAGTATTTAGCTTCAAAAAAGGCATAAAATGGGACAAAAACGCAAAAACAGCAGAAGACAGGAAAAATACGACATATTATGAATGTGAACATTGTCATGGACATATAACCGACAGACACAAGCAAGAAATGCTTCGGGCGGGCGTTTGGAAAGATATTGAAACAGGCGAAGAACTGTCAAAAATCAAAAAGAATAAGCGCAAAATTGCGTTCAGAATTAACGCAATTTATTCCCCATGGCTAAGTTTCGGAGATATTTCATACGAATTTACAGTTTCAAAGAATTTTCCTGAAAAATTGATGAACTTCGTCAATTCTTGGCTTGCTGAAGCGTGGGAACAAACCGAAGTCAAAATGAATTCAAACATCGTGCTTTCAAAGCAATCTGAACTTGAAGAAAATCTTGTTCCGAATAAAGCAATAATTTTGACGGCGGGCGTGGACGTTCAGGCAACATCGTTCTATTACACAATAAGAGCGTGGGGAGCTTATATGACATCATGGAATATAACTCACGGACACGCTGACTCTTGGAGCGAAGTTGAGTCCATTTTGAACAGACCGTTTTTGAAAGAAAACGGCGAAAAAATGCAAGTGAACCTTGCCGCAATAGACTCAGGCGACGGAAACAAAACTGACGATATATACGACCTTTGCGCAATGAATCAGGACTGGCTTATTCCGATAAAAGGTTCATCAAGAGCAATGCTTTCCCGTTATAAAGTTTCATTGATTGACAGAATAAATTCAAAAGCTCACGGGCTTCGTTTGTATATTGTTGACGGTGGACAATACAAAGACATGATTGCTGCAAGGCTAAACAAACCGAACGGCAAAGGAGCTTTCATGGTTTTCAAAGGCTGCGACGCTGAATATGCAGAACAGCTCTGTTCAGAAGAAAAAGTTCCCGTTCAAGGCAAAGAAGGCGTTTTTGTTTGGAAACCAAAGTCCGACCATATCGACAATCACTATTTAGATTGTGAAGTTTATGCTGCGCTTGCGGCTGACATTTTGCAAGTTCGTTATTTGGTTGATATTGAAGACGAAATTGAAGAACAAAACACGAATTCAAACATTGTTTCGGCAAAGCAAAGAAGCCTGACGCAAAAAGGCGATGAATGGATCAAGCCTTCGTCTAATTGGTTACATAAGGAGAAATAATGCAAATTCAAGAACAAATAAATCAAATAAATGCAGCAATTTCTGCAATAGAAAACGGAGCTCAAGAATATACAATCAACGGAAGAAGGTTCGTTCGTGCGAATATTTCAGCTCTTTATTCGGAAAGAGCTTCTTTGACATCTCAGTTGGCAGCACAGCAAAACAACGGAATTGGAATGAACACTTTCGTTGCAAAATTCGACAGGAGATAAGATGAAACAACTGCAAAAAGATTGGATTGACAGAGCTTTGACGCATATCAATCCACGCTTGGCGTATGAACGCATTGCGTGGAAATTTGGAATTCGGACCTATGACGGCGGCTCAACCGACAGAACAAACTCAAGGTGGATTGCTGTCAATGCTCCTGCGGAACAAATGAATCAAGGCGAAAGGGACAGACTTCGAGCACGTTCAAGAGATTTGGAACGCAATGCTGATATGGCAGAAGCTATCATCGGAGCTTTTGAAAGAAATGTTGTCGGAACGGGATTGCGGCTTCAGGCAAAGCCTGTCAACGCAGACGGGAGCGAAAATGTTGCGCTTGAAACTCAAATTGAAGAATTATTTGACGAATGGTGCAGGGCTGAAAATTGCGACGTAACAGGCGAAACACATTTCAACGAAATGCAGGCAATGGCACTTCGCAGAATGATTGTTGACGGCGGCTTTTTGTTTGTCTTAACAAATAACCCGTACAATGGCAAATTTTCTTTCATGCTTCAAATGAGAGAAGTTGACGACATCGACGGGAACAAATTCGCATATTCAACAGCTTCAGGACAAAACCGAATAATTAACGGCATTGAGTTAAACGAATATAACAAGCCCGTTGCATACTGGCTAAAGAATACAACGCCCGACGGGCTGACGCTTGGCGACTCGGTTCGTGTTCCTGCTGAAAGAGTTATTTTCCTTAACAAGAAAATTCGTCCGACGCAGGTTCGAGAAATTCCGAAACTTTCAAACACGATTGACAGAATTCGTGATTTGAACGAATTTACTGAAGCTATTTCCATAAAGGAAAGAGTTCTTGCTTGTTTGGCTGTTTTTATTAAGAAAGTGCTTCCGGGAAACGGCACTCCGGGACGTGGAAACCAATTCGGGAATACAGACAAAACGAGCGGTTATGAAACAAAAACTCTTGCTCCGGGAATGATTTCAGAACTTCAGCCGGGTGATGATATTTCAACAGTCAATCCTGCGGGACAGGCAAGCAATGCGAAAGATTTTATTTCTTCGGAACAAAGGCTCGCAGCTGCGGGACAGGGCTTGTCTTATGAAACAGTTTCAAGAGATATGTCGCAAGTCAATTATTCTTCAGCAAGACAAGGCTTGATTGAAGACGACAAAACGTATGACATAATTCGTGAATATATCAAAAGACGGCTTTGTGAAAAAGTTTACAGAACTTTTGTCACTCAATGCGTTCTTGAAGGCAAGCTCAAAATTCAAGATTTTTCTACAAATAAAGAAAAATATTTGCGTCATTCTTGGATTGCTCCGGGCAGAAGTTGGATTGATCCACTCAAAGAGGTAAACGCAAACGAAAAAGCTCTGAATTCTAATCAAACAACGCTTGCTCAAATTTGTACAGCTTCAGGGCTTGACTGGAGAGAAACACTCAAACAAAGAGCAACAGAACTTCAATATGCTCAGAGTTTAGGAATTACAGAAGGGAGCAACAATGACAAAAAAATATAAAAAAAGATTTTTTCCGAAAGGAATTTTGACACGAGAAAATGCTTCAGATAGCCCTGCTCTTGGTTCTATGCAACAAAGAACAATCAGCTTTGAAGCAAGGGAAATCAACGAAACAGAACGCACAATTCATGTTTCTTTTTCAAGCGAAGCTCAAGTTCCTCGTTTTTGGGGAACAGAAGTTCTATGTCATGACAAAGAGTGCGTTGACCTCACACGCTTGCTTGAGCTTGGCGTGTCATTATTCAACCATAACAGGGACAAAGTCATTGGAGTTATTAAAAACCCGAATTTGAACGAAGTTGAAAGAAGATGTCATTGCGACATATATTTTGACGACGACGAAGAAGCTGACAAAATTTTTCAAAAAGTCAAAAAAGGTATTTTGAGAGGAGTTTCTGTCGGCTATCAGGTCGACCGTTGGGAAGAAGTTAAGACAGGTGAAACTTCTTCAAACGGACGTTTCAAAGGTCCTTGTTTTGTCGCTACAAAATGGACTCCGCTTGAAGTTTCCATTGTTTCTGTTCCCGCTGACTCTGATGTTGGTGTGAACAGAAATGCAGGAGCTTTTCCTGCTTCAACAAGCAAAAATGTTACAAGAACAATAGTACGCAGTACGGAAAGGGGAAATCACATGGATTTAAAAGAACTTTGCAGAAGTCTTGGCATTGATTATGACAAGTTAGTTGCACAGGGTTTGGAAGACGACGCAATTCGTGCGTTGTGTTCATCAATTCAGCAAAAAAGAGAAGCTGACGAAAAAGAAGAAGAAAAGAAAAAGGCTGAAGAACAAGCCGAAGCGGACAAAAAAGCTGAAGAAGAAAAGAAAGAAGACGAAAAAAGAGCCGCAGAAATTGCTTCAGAAACTCAAAGAAGTGTTGAAATTTCAACTCTTTGCAGAGATTTTGGCGAAGACGCCATTCCTTATATTAAAGAAGGGAAAAGCGTTGATGATGTTCGCTCCGCAATCCTTGCAAAGATTAAAACCGAAAGACAGGCACTTCCGGGCAATGTTCAAGTCGTTGCTTCTGAAACTGAAAAAATCAGAGCAGCTGCTGTTGACGGTTTATTGCTCAGAGGTGGAATGAATGTTGAAAAACCTGCTGAAGGTGCAAACAACTTCAGGGGAATGAAAATGCGTGATTTGGCGATTGAATGTCTTGAAAGAGAAGGCGTTTCAAATGCTCACAGATTGTCTGACGATGATTTGTTCCGCAGAGCTGTTTCTCCTGACTCTCAATTTGTTTCAATCGTCGACAATACCGTTAAAAAATCAATGGCGACTGCATACAAAGCAGCAGAACCGACTTATGATAAATGGTGCGGCAAAGGAAGCAATTCAGACTTCAAAGAAGCTGCTCATTATCAATTAAGTGAAGGCGGCGACTTGGTTCAACTGAGTCAATCAGGTGAAATCAAATTTGATGAACCTACTGACAACAAAGTGACAAAACAAGTGTTGACATACGCTCGTGGCTTTGGCTTTACTCGTCAAGCTCTAATCAATGACGATTTGGGAGTTTTGACAAAAGTTCCTGCTGCTTATGTTAGAGCTGCAATTCGTGGAAGAAATAAACTCGTGTATAAATTGCTTGGCTCAAATGCTTCAATTTATGACGGCAAAAATTTATTCCATGCTGACCATAAAAACAAAGGCACAGCAGGAGCGTTGTCAACAACAACTTTGGCTGAACTCATTAAACTGATGAGAAAGCAAAAAAATATTCGTGGCAAAGAAACTCTCAACATCAAACCTGAATTCTTGATTGTTCCTGCTGCTCTCGAAGCAACAGCCGCTCAACTGTTAGTTTCAACAGCTGATCCCGCTGCAAGCAATTCAGGAGTTGCAAATATTTATCGCAACGCAATGAATTTGATTGTTGACGCAGAGCTTGACGACTATTCATCAAAACAATATTACGTTGCAGCAAATTCTGCTGATATTGACACAATCGAAGTAACCTACTTGAACGGAAATGAACAACCAATTCTTGAATCTCAAGTCGGCTTTGATTATGTCGGCATTCGTTGGAGAATTCTTGACGATTTCGGCGTTACTGCTCTTGATTACAGAGGGCTTGCAACGAACGAAGGTGCTTAATTCTACACCCTCAAACCCGCACGGCGGGAATGACGCTTGACAGGGGAAGCAAGACTTCCCCTTCGGCATAAGCAGAGCTTTTAATTCGCTCACTCGGAAAAACTTGCGCAAGCGCAGTTTTTCTCTCATTCGTTCATTATAAATTCGTTACTACTTAAAACAAAGGAGAATAAATCATGGCAAAAGCAACTCAATTTGTTCAAGATGGCGTTCGCATTGATTATACTGCAAGCAGTGCTGTTGGCTATCTTGATATTGTTCCCGGAACAAGCAAAATTTTTGTCGCTGCTGAAGCTATTGCAGCGGGTGCAACAGGCGCAGTTTATGCAGAAGGAGTTTTTGAACTTCCTGCAAAAGCCGAAGCATTCACATTCGGGCAAGCTGTATATTATGACTCAACAAATGGTTATGTCACAACAACAGCAACATCAAACACACTTCTGCTCTTGTAAAAATTAACGCATAAATTGTTTAAGAGTGGCTGAATTTCTCAGCCACTCTTATTTAAAAAGGTTAAAAAATGGAAGAAGATTTATATATATTTTTGAAAGATTTCGGAATTCAGCTTTCTTTCGTACTTCCTGACGGAACTGTTATCGACAAAAATGCAAAAGAAGAACCTTTGCTCGGAATTTTCGATAAAACCTATGCTGATCCGAATTTAGGCTATATGCGCACAAAAATTGACAAACCGACGTTGACTTGTGTTGAAGCTGATGTCAAAAAAGTCGTAAAAAATTCTACTGTTGTAATCAATAACATTACATATAGGGTATTTGATAAAGACGACGACGGGACGGGCTTCACTACAATAAAATTGTCAAATAATTAACGGAGTTGAAATGATTGAAGCGAAAATTGACAAAGAAGAAATTGAGAAATTAAGAGCATTTTTCGACGCCAATCAGAAGGAACTCGACAAGGCTTCAAACTATGCTTTGAGCGCAACTATTACATGGCTGAAAAATCAGCTCGTAAAAAGGACCGCAAAGGAAAGCGGAATTCAAGCAAAACCTTTGACAGAAAAGACTTCAAAGGGAACTTCAAGAATTTGGACTTCAACAAATAAAAAAGAAAAGTCTGCTCGTTTATGGTTCGGCGTGCGCAGAATTTCTCTTGCAAGGCTAAACCCGAAACAATACGGCAAAACCGAAAAAGGAAAGAAACGCCGCAAAAGTTCAAAAGCAGGCGTCGGCGCAGGGCTTAACCATTCAATTTTTAGGGAAGGGGCTTTTCTTATGCCGATTAAGAAAAAAGACGGCAGTTCAGCGATTGTTCCTTTTCAGGTTATGAAAAGAATCGGACGAGAAAGACTTCCGATTGAAAAACAAGTTTTTGACTATGGAGAAACTGCTCTGAATATTGAAAAGCAGCTTCAGGGAGAAACAACAAAAGTTCTTATTAACAAATTAAGGGAAAAACTTCAATGGCAAACGGCAAAGAACTAATTGAATATAAAGACGCAATTCAGGACGCTTTCAACGCTCAATTTCCTGACATCAAAACAGTTGTGTTCAAACGCATTGAGGATGATTTCAAACTTCCTGCAATAGTTATCAATTTGCCTGTTCTTGAACCGAATTTCGCAGGGAATATGCCGAAGGGAAAGACAAGAACGACATTGCAAACAGCAGCTTTTGTTCTTTTCTCTGCTGCTGACGAAGCAAACGAAATGGAATGTCTTCAATTAAGTGCAGGTGTAGGAAATTTTATCAATGGAAATTGTTTCGGGCAGCAATTCCCGGCAAAAGTGACATTGATTGAACCCATGCTCGTTGAAGGGCTTGAAAACTTCATCATTCAAAGAGTGGACTTTGAACAAAATATTGAAATAGCGTCAAAAAATTAAAAAGAAAAGGAGAAAATCATGACAAAACTTGACACACAACAAAATGTCTTCAGTATTTCTGAAGCAAAAGTTGCAAAAATCACAACAAACACTTCTTCAAGTTACGAGAAGGGAACATATATTGACGTCCCTGAACTCTCAACAATGGATGTAACTGTTAAAACCGACACAAAACAAGCGACATACGGTGCAGGGC